TATCTGGGTTAGTGCAGAGCTATCAAACGGTGAGACAGTATTCTTTAAAGAAGAAGATCATACCGGAAGGCTTACGTCTTGGCTAGAGGTAAAAGACTACTGTAGCACCAAAAGCTGTAGGGTTGATGTGCTGGTGCTACAGTTTAAGTCTCACAAGGTTCCAACAAATGTTTCCGATGCGGAGGCTGTGTATCTTTCTAGGTCTACTGTTGGTAGACTAGGTGCAGAAAGAAGCAGAGACTGCATCACGGTTGGAAAACTCATTGATGGGGTGGTTCACAAAGTTATGTGGATGGTTCCAGAACTTATTGAAGAAATAAAAACAAAAGATAATGTTGAAGAATGTATACAAGAAGCGTTGATATATCATGGTAAAAAAGAGAACAGAGAATAGCAATTACGTATCGCCTTCCACTGGAGAATACTGTACATGTGCTCAGTACATAGCTGAGATCATGTGTACACGTATGGCACAGAAAGAAAACGAGGGCACTCAGGCGTATAAGTTTTGGAACACAAAGAAGTGGAAAAAAACTTACTCTTATCAGATCATTCTCGCAAATAGATTGATTAAAAAATTTGACTGCTCGGCTATTATAAAAGCAATAAATTCTAACCAGCTTAAGCATGTCTATTCACTTGGCTATCCGAAGTTAGACCAAGTAATTCTAAAATATCAGAAAATAATTGAGCAACAACAGGCTGATTCTACTACTATAAATATACAGGAAGCACCGAAAAAAAGATCGACTTCCTTCGGTAAGAAATCTAGCTTGCAAAGATTGAGAGGATTAGATGGCAAGGAAAAAGAAGACAAATAAATTCACAGATGATGTTGTTAGCAGTTCTGTTGTAGCTACTTACGGAGACGTAGTACGTACTGGCACAGAAGTACTAGACAACTTGAATAATCTGAAAGTCATAGGTGTTTCACCAGCGTTAGATATAGCTCTCGGTGGAGGCTTGAGAGAGGGCAGCTGTGTAGTTATGACTGGCGATCCAAAGAGTGGCAAAACTACTACTGCTCTTCACTTCGCCGCAAAATGTCAGGCTCTCGGCAAGAAGATTATTTATGCAAACACAGAAGGCAGACTTGCCAAACAAAACTTTGAAGGCATTAAAGGTCTAGACCCAGATAATATTCTAATTGTAGAGTCCACTGACGATAGGGTTTTGTCAGCAGAAGACTTCTTGAATATTATAGAGTATTATATAAACAATGCTCCTGAGTGTTTGATTATTGTTGACTCTATGTCCAACATGGTTCCCAAAGTAGAGCTTGAAGGAGAAGTCAGGACTGGGGTTAGAAACGCTCTCCCAAGACTTCTCTCAATGTTTTTCAAGAGAATTGGCGGATCTGTTACAAAGAACAAGACTATCATTATTTGCATCACTCACAACATCGCAAATACTAGTGGTAGTAGATATGCACCCATGAAGATGGCAGACTGTGGTAACATGTTGCAGTATCAAGCTGGAACTAATATGATTATTACGCATCGTGGCAAATGGCAAGTACCTGCCCAGACTGGCCCACACGTTGGTCAGATTGCAAACTGGAACATCAAGACTTCCAACGCAGGTGGTATTCCAAACTCAACTGCTGAGAGTTGGATTAGATACGGAATAGGCTTAGACGAAGTACAGGAAGTTGTACAGATTGCCTGTGAGTTTAGATTCATTAAGACAGCGGGGGCTTGGTATACAATACAGTGCGCGATTGAAGATAAAGAAAACCCTGTCATCGCTAAGCTACTAAAAGATAATGACGTGGGAGAAAAAGAAGAAGACATTGAAAGATTCTTCAAGTTTCAAGGTGTCAACAACCTATCAGAATTCCTCAACGAACACCCACAGATTTGCGATTTTATTTATGACCAAATCAAGGAGTTGTTTTGAAGGTAGTTGGTCTAAACGGTAGAGAGTATAATCTCAATCTACAAAAATATGATGTTAAAGCTAACGATAAACGCAAGCGTTCTAAGCACCATGTTAGGGCTAGAAAACTTATAAAAGAGGTTTATCATAGCTACAGAATTTTGGAAGAAGTCAAACTGCCGGGAAGTACTTCTACACATAAGCGATCCGTATTATACTTAGATTTTTTTATACCTAACATACGGAAAGCTGTAGAGGTACACGGTAGACAGCATTATGAATACACACCATTCTTTCATAAGAGCAAAGCTGATTTTATACTAGCGAAAGCTAGAGACGAAGATAAGATTGAGTGGTGCGAACTTAACAATATTGAAATAGTAACATTAAAATATTCTGGGAGTGACGATGAGTGGAGAAAATCAATTAAAGGCATCTGATAGATTAGCCGACCATATAAAGTCTATTGAAGAATACATCAATCTGACCAATGTATCTTATACCACATTTAATGTAGAGTACATTGTAGCGGCCAATCTGTCAAAAGAAGACATGAGCAAAATGACGACCCAAGAAATGTTTGACACGGCATATTTGCTATACGGATATTCGACTTACATACAAGACGAAATTAACAAAAACAAAGTTGCATTGAATTGGTGTGAAGACCAGATCGAAAAACTTGTAGCGGCCAACTTAAACAACTTTGACCAGTATACAAAACATGATGTTAAGAGGCAGATTATAATTAAAGAAAATAGTTACGCTGCAAGTGTAGACTCCATGAGGGCTGTTGCAGAAGCGCGACTTCAGTGCTTAGAAGGTAAGGTCTACGAACTTAAAAGACAAGGAGACATACTACTAGAAAGAGGTAAAAGACTATGAATCCAGAAGACATGAGCATAGAGGAACTTGAGGCTTTACTTGCTAAGAAAAAACAAAAGCCCGAAGAACCACAGGAAGAGATCAAAGAGGTAGGTAGTGACTTCTACGTCTCGATAAAAAACGAAAATCCTGACAGTAGAAAAAGACCTGTGAAAGGTGGTGAAAACACTTGGACTGACACTGGAGAACATAGAGATGTTGAAACTCCAGAGGTTGAACTAACGCCTAGAAATAGACCAGCCGCCATCAAGGTAGAAAAAATATGTCACGTATGCGGCAAGAAATTTATGATTGACCCCTCGCTTGTTAGTGGTGAATTTATGAGATGTGACACCTGCACAGGAAGATAAACATGGATTATAATTTGACAGATATTGGAGCTGAAAGGGCAGTGCTTGCTGGACTTTTCCAATACGGCATTGACGCTTATGTTGAAGTTGCAGATATAGTTACGGCATCTTCCTTCGGACACGATAACAATCAGATTCTTTATAGTTGCGTACAACATGTAATAGAGAATAATTCCGAGGTAGACCTGCCGTCAATACTTTCCGCAGCCTCAGTGCTAAAACATTCAGAAAGAATTGAAAACGATACGGAGCTACAGTACATAAGATCACTGTTTGATTTTCCAGTTAATGAGGGCAACGTATTTAACTTCGCCGTACAGGTTAAGAAGTTTGAGTTCGCTAGGAATATCAAAAAACTGACAATGAAGATTCACAAGGATATGGATTCTGTGAATGGAACAGAGTCTATTGACGAGATCATTGGAAGAATAGAAGACCCAGTGATGGACTTCTTGAGAGAAGACGATGGTGGCGAAAGACCAGAAAAGATTGGTAAGGATGTAGATGAATACCTTGAATTTATCACTGAGAACAAGTGTGATGTAATTGGAATACCTTCTGGCTTTGATAGGTTTGACCATGCTATCGGCGGTGGTTTGAGACGTAAGTGCGTAGACTTAGTTGCGGCTAGACCAAAGGTTGGTAAAAGTGTATTTGCTGACAACGTAGCACTCAATGTTGCCTCTGACGGCGTTCCAGTTTTAGTATTAGATACTGAAATGTCTAAGGAAGATCACCTGAATAGAATCATAGCTAATCTTAGCGGTGTGCCAATTCAAGACGTAGCTACTGGTAAGTTTGTAGATGACGATGAGCAAAATCAACGTGTACATGAAGCAGTGGAACACATTTCAAATATACCCTATAATTATGTAAGTGTAGCTGGAAAACCATTTGAGCAAATACTCAATATTATTAAGAGATGGATTATCCAAGATGTAAAGATGGATGAGAATGGCAGGACAAATGACTGTGTTGTAGTCTACGATTATTTGAAGCTCATGTCGTCTAGCTCAATAACAAATAACATCCAAGAATACCAAGCATTAGGCTTCCAGATTACGAACCTACACAACTTGGCAGTAAAGTTTGATTTCCCCTGCCTGTCGTTTGTTCAGCTAAACAGAGACGGAATCACTAAGGAATCAACAGACGCTGTAAGTGGATCTGACAGGCTTATATGGTTGTGTACTTCTTTCTCCATATTCAAATCAAAGTCGCCAGAGGAGCTTGCTGAGGATGGCCCACAGGCCGGCAATAGAAAACTTGTACCCATCGTGTCAAGACATGGGGCTGGATTAAGCGATGGCGACTACATAAATATGAGGATGCTTGGAGAACACGCAAAGCTAGTAGAACTAAAGACAAGAAATGAATTCAAATCACAGCCTGTTGGTGACACTGGATTGATTGACTCAGAAGGTTTAGAAAAGGTAAATGAAGATGTCGAAGAAGATGGACTTGAAGAAGATCAAAAAGCTCCTTGGGAATAATATAGAAGTATTGTTGTCTGAGCTTGGAGTTGAATTTGAAAAGAACGGCGAAAACATTACCTGCGCATGTCCTGTTCATGGTGGCGATAACGCCAATGGTTTTTCATATTCAACACATAAGCATATATGGAGCTGTTGGTCTCGTAGATGTCAAGATGATTTTTCAAATGATGTAATCGGACTGATACAAGGCATACTCTCCAGAGAAGAGGAAGAAGACGTAGGTTTTAGCAAGGCCCTAACTTGGGCGTGTAAAACACTAAACATTGATAACAACTCAATTAATGTTGAGAAAAAAACAGAGGAAGAAGAAGACGGCTTCGTTAAAATGGTTAATATGTTTTCAAAGAAAGTTGAAGGCAAGGACGACATACAGGTCACGATAGATTGTAGTGTATCTCACCCATCAAAGTATTTCTATCAAAGAGGATTTGAAGACGACACACTTCTCCACTTTGAAATTGGAGATTGTAATCAGAAAAAATCTTCAATGGTACAAAGAGCTATCATACCAATTCACAACCTAGATGGTGATAAAGTTGTAGCATACATAGGTAGATCTACTAAGGACTATATCAATCCTAAATTTTTGTTCACCAGAGGATTTAACAAGAGGCAGTACTTGTATAACTACCACAGGGCAATAGACAAGGCACAGGAGACATCCACTCTCTTTTTAACAGAAGGGCAAGGTGATGTTTGGAAACTTTACGAAGCTGGTGTTAAGAACGCTGTTGGGATATTTGGTAAATCAATAAGCCCAGAACAAAAGAAAATACTTGAATCCAGCGGAGTAACTAGACTAATAGTTTTGACTGATAACGATCAGGCAGGAAGAGAATCAAAGATGCAGATACAAAGACAGATGAGTAGGATGTTTAAGGTAATTTTCCCACGCATGTCAAGAAAAGATGTAGGCGATATGACTACAGCTCAAATCAAAGATACTATCTTGCCAGAATTGAAAGGTATGTATTAATGAATATAATAGGAATATCTGGGAAAAAACAAGCGGGCAAGAACACAGCCGCCAACTACATTCATGGGCTTGTACTCAAGGGGTTAGGCATTATTGAAGACTTTGAAATTGATGGCAAGGGCCAGCTCGTAATTAAGACCTCTGTAGATGGCGATAGTGAATATGGAATTTTAGATGTAGCAAGAAGAGATGATGCTTTTATTCAATACGCTCATCACAACATGTGGCCTCATGTAAAACTTTATAGCTTTGCCGATGGGCTTAAGCAGTTGTGT